GTATATTGTTGGCCACTGGGTCCGCATGTAAGACTTCTCCGGCTAAATCATCTGCGGAAAATTGATCGGGTCTATACACTTCAACACCTAATTGATGTATGGGGATACTGTTCGGCCTTGGGTATTTCTCGTCGCCGGGCTCCCCAATAGGCCATGTTTCTGCATAGTTACCAGTATCAGAAGGATTAGTTATGACTACTGGATTGTGTCGTTTTAAGAAAGGGTATTTTGCTTGCGCATCGTTTATCAATTGTTCTTCATAGCTAGGCATCTTATCCCCTTTAAACTGTGTAGAACTGCTCTTTGCGTTCCATGATTAACCCCAAGTCTTTTTGGACACCCAGTGCTGAATGGTTTGCGCCGCTGCGATTACGAATGGTTGTGCCATCATCCAAATGTGCATATGTAGACCCGCGCGATGTTTTGAACATTGAGTCAACATTTTCCATGTCTTCAAATGGTGCGTAATCCATGTCAGCCATTTTGAATTCCTGTTAATAGTAAGAGCGCGAGCGGCGCTTGACTTTGATGTCGTCTTCTTCGTCAGAGTCTAGTCTGATAAAGCCGCCTTGACGGAAACGGATGAGCGCTTGGGTTGAAGAGTCAACCAAGTCGTCGTGTGCTGCATTTGGAAACGATGCCATCTGTTCGATCACTTCGTGTGCCCATCTCATGTCTGGAGCCCATACTTTACCCGAACGGAACAGGTCCGTCACGGAATTTAAACGCACGAATTTATCGTTGCCGCGCACCGGATTGTATGGGTACACCGTAATGCCCATGCGTTGCAATTCAAAAATAAGTGGCGACCCCGCCGCCTTGGCTTCAATCACGCACGTATCAGGCTGCCATTCTCTGTACATTTCAATGGCCTTGTCCTTCAATTCCGGGAACTCCATGCGCTCCTGAAAGGCGTCGAGCAGAATAATGTTTGGGTCGTTTTGGTTTTCGTCTTTGTAGAAAACACCCCACGTCGTGCATGCCGAATAGTCAGACCGTTCATTTTTTGTGAACGCCGTGTCCCAAGATTGGATGATGAACTCACATGGCGGCGCGCGCTCGCCCTCCCACATCTTCCACCACTCCCGTTTGACTAGTGCACCTTCTTCGCCCGTCGGCCTTTGTTGGTACTGAGCATTCCACTTGGACGGCGGCAACTCTTCCCGTAAAGCTTCAAGTTCTTTGATCGACCAAAATTCTGGCCATAAGGGATTACCCGAGGGTAAGATTGCCGGCAGTTCAATGATGTCCCAATCTTCTCCAGTACTACGTTTCATTGCGTCCGCAAGTACCCGTCCCGTAAGGTCATTTTCCGCCCAGCGTGTGTTGTGACTAACTATGCCGTTGGCAATAAAATTTTCAGTTTTATCAATTTCAACATCAAATACCTCCTCTTCTCCATCAGGCAGGATTGCCACTATTGGGTCTGCTGTGAAGTCGGAGATACGATGCAGCTCTGTCAAGTACATCTGCTGTTTTTCCATAACCGACCGCAAGATTGCAGTCATTGCAGAGTAGTCCTCTGACCTTTCCCGTTTCATGGTTGTGGTCGATGCACAACTTTCCATTCCAATGCGCTCTGGTGTTTGTGTTTGACGGAGACTGGCCGCAGACATCGCAGCAGTTACCACGTTCCGCCACCATTGCTTCATACTGCTCAAGGGTAATCCCGTACCGGTGTTTAATACGCCTAGCTCTGTTTTTTTCTGAAGATGGTTTTGCTGGTGGAAATTGTTTGATGTAGTGTTTACTGCATAAGCCACGACTTGAAACAGGGTTTTTACATTCTTCAATAAGGCACGTAAACCCTTTCCATTTCCCATGATGCCCCAATGGTTGTATTGGCGCATTGGGGTTTTTGCGATGGTATGCGTCTTTGGCTTGGCATGGATGGCACCTTCCGGGTTTTCTTTTTGATCTTGATGGTCGTTCGCATCCTTCAACGATACAAGTAAATCCCCCACCTTCAGATTGTTTAGTCTTGTCCATTCAAGTACTCCTTCATTTATTACAAGAAACGGATGCCTCTCGTTTGCACGAAGAATTTTACCAGATAATGTTTGCACCTTGTATATGGAATCAATACCACTTGACCGCCAATTATTAACTTTGCTTGTTGACAACTTCCCGTTGTCAAATGTAGCTACTTGATCTCCGGGGCAAAGATCACGCAAAAATTTTTTAGAGCCATCCGCCATAAGAACTGACGTATCTCCAGTCATACACATCACCATCACGATGGTTCCGCCCGGCTGTAAACGTTGCCGGGGACCAGATGTGTACCACTCATAGACTTTTTGGTAGACCTCTGGGTTGCCAGCGGCCAGTGCAGCTTCTTGTTCGGAATGGGGGTCGTCGATGATCACAATGTCACCGCCCTTACCCGTCACCGTACCGCCCACGCCAATCGCAAAATACTCGCCGTTTTTATTTGTGCTCCAGCGCCCCGCCGCCTTGCTATCTTGCCGCAGTGAAACGTCAGGAAATACTTTTGAATATGTTTCTGAGCCAACCAAGTTACGAACCTTACGGCCAAACCCCACAGCCAGTTCACCGGTGTTGGAACATTGAATAATTTTTTTGTGTGGAAATTTGCCAAGGAACCAGCTTGGAAAAAGGTACGACGCAAACTCAGACTTTGTATGGCGCGGCGGCATATTAATGATCACGCGCTTCAATGTGCCATCGGCGATAGCCTCGAATTTTTTTGCCATCAGAGCATGATGCCGGCCATGAATAAACCCCGGCCACATCAACTTCACATATTCCATGAAATTTTTTTGAGCCTTCTCCCTCACCAGCGCCGACTGATACGTCTCCACTTCATCCAGCAACGAGTCATACATCGCCGGATCCAATTTTGAGATCAGCTCTTTCAATGCTTCAGGCGTAACATCACTCATTCTATATTCCTAAAATTTATATAAACAGGCCGAATGCTTCTTTTTCTTTCTAAGCGCTTTAGAACCCCAAGCTTCACTAACCTATCCACAATCTCTTTCGTATTCCCAATACCCGTCTTCCCACGGATATCCGCAATCTGCCTAAGCGTAGGGCTATGCCCCCACTTCTTCCACCATTCATCAACAATCAAAAAAACTTCCCTCTGCGCCGGGCTCATATCTCTCTCCAAACATTCTTCAAACGTCAACTTTTTCCTCGTTGCCATCTTCCGATTGATCTGTAATCGCGTGTAAACGTTTCCACGCGCCTCCCATAAGTTCTCATTTTTCAAAATATATACCCCCGGGGTGTTTTATTAAGTTTTACTACCGGGGGGTGTTTCCATGAGCTCGGATTCGAGGCTGGCTGGAAAATCGATGGGGGTGGATTTTTCTGGTGTGTGAGTGTCTGACATAGTATGTATGGATCCATGGGACTCCTTTTCCCCTGATTCGGGGGTATGGGGGTCGAGCTCGGCGTCTGCCACATTTTCAGGGGTGGCCTCGTTGCTGGAATCGTTGCCACTGTCGGCGCGAATCTCACGAATGAGCGAATCTACGTCTTTCACTTCGGCGTCAGTTGCACCTTGCATCATCAAGCCGCGAAGCTTTGCCATGAGTTCGGTCTTCGCGTCTTCGCTGGTCTTTATTACGCGGTGCTCGGTTCTAGTAACGAAGGCGCCGACTTCGCTAACAGTGCCCAACACCTTCGCCGCTGCCACTTTGGTGGCTGGTTTTACGTCAGGGTCGATCACGGTCTGGACAAGAGAATGGATAACTAGCGCTCTTAATTGCGCAGGGGTTTGATATGCTGCTGCCTCATTAGCCAGCTTGTAGGCTTCGATCGTTCGGGCTACCTGTGGGTGAACTGTAAGCCTATGCGCCTCGCCGTTGATTGTTGTGGGCTTTGCTTGGGTGTCGTAGCTTTCCCTATATGCGTCTGATGCCGTGTGACCTTGCGCCACTAAACGAGCAAATGTCTTCTGCTTGTGGGTGAGTTGGCCTTGCACTCCTAGTAGTGCATCTATTGGCACTTGCTCCAGTGCTTGTTTGATTCCCTTGCGTGATAGCTTCTGCATGACTGTCTCGCTTCGCTCTGTTATGGCCACAAATACGG